ATGACGATCGAGATTAAATTGTTAATTGATCAACCTGATAATGGTGAAGGTTTTCCTATAGTTGTGCGTGTCTCTCATAGAGGAAAACGAAAGCAAAAACTTGTTGCGCATTCAAAAGTAAATCACTTCAACGAACAAATGCAACTGGTAAATGAAAAGCATCCCGATTATGATGAGTTGTTGTCTCGATTGATGGAAATCAAACTGAAGTCTCGTAAAATTATTGCTTTGGGATGCGAGGATGTCGATCAGGCTTTGCAACAGTTGTTTGAAAATAAAGCTAAAAGCGAACATGCTTCTTTTAATGAATGGTGTCAGGGGTATATTGATGAACTTAAATCTTCAGCTGGTCGGGCCGAGAAAAAAGGTGATGTTCAGGATCGTAATCGTATCATGGGTAATGTACGTGCGAATCAAACAGCATTGAATGTATTTAGTCTGTATTATACGTCTATTAATTTTGAACAGCTCGAATACAATACGATGATGCGTTTCCGGAAATTTAGAGAGATCGAAGGTAACAGTAAAGCAACAATTCAAAACTATCTCCGGCAGTTGCGGGCTATGTATAATAGGGGAATTCGTGAGCTTCGTCTCCCAGATAACAGGCCGTTTGAGAAACTTTTTGAGGGTCTGAAGGTAAAGAGCTTCGATATGAAGAAGAAGTATCTTACAATTGAAGATATCCGCGCAATTGAAAAATTTAAGCCTAAAAGTGTGCAGTCTGAGAAATATAAAGATTTGTTTTTGTTACAGTTTTACTTTGGTGGTTGTGATTTGACTGATATTTATTTTTTAGAAGCAAATCGGGTTCGGAATGGTCGAGTAATTTTGGAGCGTGGCAAAACCGGCCAGATGGTGAATTTAAAAATACATCCAAAGGCCCAGGAGATCATTGATAAGCATAAAGCTTTAAAAGGTACTTATCTTTTTCCCTGGGATAAGGATATTACGAAGTATGAGACCTTTCGTCGCAGACTGCAGCGTTATTTGATCGATTTTCAAAATCAACTTCAAATTAAAGTATTGCCGATTGATGGGAATATTGGAATTAAAGTTGCCCGGCATACTTTTGGGAACCGGGCGAAACAATTGATGATCGATGCGGATATTATCCGGGAGCTGATGGGTCACGAACGAGATGATGTGGACAATTTTTACAAGGATAAATTCTCGGAAAAGGTTCGGGATGAGGTGCTTTTTAGAATTATTGATACTGAGAATGTATAAAAAATCCCGCCGTATGGTGGGATTAATATTTTCTGATTAAGAAAGAAGAAAAAGAGGGATGTTTTCAACTAAAGTTTATTTGTAATATTTTTTTTGAGAATATCTATATTTATGTTTTTCTCCGGGTCAAGTGTAGAGTCGTTTGTAAAAATATAATTATAAATCAAATGTGCATAAATCGAAGGGCTTTCATTTGCATTTGCTCTGTTAATTAGCAATTTTATTTCACTCAGTTCATTTATAGTTTCCCCTGATATAGACCCGCCTTTACTGTAATAATTCATTGCTCGTACAAATTTTCTAATTAGATTTTTAGATATTATTTCTTCTACAATTGAATGTATTATTTCTGAATTAAGTACTAAATCTCTTGTTAAATTAGTGTTTTCGCTCAAAATTGATTTTGAAAATTCGTAGTTTTTCTGATAGAAATTAAGCTCTTCCTCAGCTATTGTGTTGTTTTTATGGAGCTGGCTATTCCGTTCTTGTAAATCGATAATTTTATAGTCGAGATTTCTCTTTTCTTCAATTCCTTTTTTTAAATTTTCATGGTTATCAGCTACTTCATTTTCTAGTTGAGTGTTTTGTGTTTTTAGTTGATCAAAAGCATTGCTCTTATCTTCATAGTCTTTCGAAAATCTTCTAACTCTATCTCTTTCTTCTTCGAACTTGTTAAAATACTCATCTCTTTCTTTTGCTACTGAATCGTAATCTATTTTTAAAACAACATCTTTATTAATTAGTCTGTCAGTTATAGATGGCATTATATTGTGTTCGACTATAATTGATAAAGATCTTGTTACTACAATCAAAATATATCCAATTATCATGAAAAGTACGGCTAAACCTACATTTATACTTAATTCTGCCCAAAAACTTTTTTGAGCGAAGTAATTATTAATAAATAAAATCTTGTCACCTAATTTTGAGTTTTTGTCAAAATTAAATATAGCATAAACAACTTCCCAGTTTCTGGTAAGCCAAACAATAATCAATGTGCCGAAAAAAGGGTTGGTGAGTTTGTCTTTTATGTTAGAAAAAAAATCGCTTAAAGCAGTGATGCTCATGTTTATTATGGTTTTAAATCCTTTACTTCTGTAATGCTGTCTGTTTCAATGACAAATGTTCCTAAATTGAATCTACTTTTTAGTGTATAGTCCTTGTTGATACTTGGTGTTGCTTCGTAATAAATTTCGGGGGTTATTAATTCTCTTTCAACTTCATTGATTCTATATATTTTTATTCCATGTATTTTATAGTTTTTGCCTTCAGTGATGGATAATGCTTTGTTGTCATCGTCTATTAAAGCAATATAATTTAAATTTACTAGACTAGAAAGTAAAGTATCATTGTATCCGTGCGGGGGTGTATGTAATATGATCATATTTCCTTTTCCATGTGGATTTTTCTTTACTCTTAAGACTGTAAGTGGCAAGTCGTCAAAAAGGTTATTTGGAGCAAGGGAGTCAACTTTTGTGGTTAGACTTTGTAATAGTTTTTGTGCAGATAATGTATTTTCTGCATAATTAGGATATTTTTTTACTAATTTATAAAGCTCTTGGTCAATCTTTTTTAATTGAATGGTGTCTTTTTTCTCTTCTTGGCAACTTGCGAATAGAGTTAAAAGTGATAATAAAAGTAAAGTTTTTTTCATATGTTATTTCTGTGTTGATGTGATAAATAATTCTGCGGCTTTTTTTATAATGTCCTTTCTGTTTGAAGTTACTTTGTAATCTCTATATCCTTCAGAATAATATATTCTAAATTCTTGTAGATTTTTTTCTGTGAGTTTTTTCAGGTCAGCTAATGTAATTCCATATCTCCCGCTTACGAGGGTATAAGAACAGTCGTTGTTTGATTTGTTCGTTAGTTCAATTGTTTCGTTGCCGTCCAGGAGTAAAATAGTTTTACTGTTTTCGTTAATGCAGCTTAAAACGTCATTACATTGAACTCCAAATTGTAGATAAAAACTCCCATCAACCATTTTGAAGTTTAGGAAAATGTTATTAAATATTCCTTCTGATATGTTATCGTTTTGTCTCCAATTCTTGCTATTGGAAACATTTACTTGAATAATTCTTTCCTTGGTGAACTTATCTATTTCGTCGACGGTTTTTGTTTGGGATTTTGAATTATATGACGTTAAGAGAAGTAGTAAAATAAGTGTTTTTTTCATTTTCTAGTTGTTTTCGGAGTCGTAATTATCTTTCATTTTTTCAATTTTTGCAGTTAGTATTAACTCTATTCTTTCATAATTTAAGTCAATTATTTTTTTTATATGCTCTAATGTCTTTTTATTTCCTTCAGGGTCTTCTTGTTTTAATCTTTTGCTTTCAGAATTTAATTCCTCAATTTCTGCTTTAATTTCCGAAATTTTTTTATCAAAGCCGTTATCCATTGATTGATCGCCCTCTTGAGTCTTGTCTTTGAATAAAAAATCATAAATCATTTTTACGTTTTTTATCCTTGGTTGTGTTGTTGTGCCAGATAAAATACCATGCAAAGCTACTTGAGATAATGGTAAGTGTTTTGCTAATTCATAAGAAGTTATCCCATTTTTAGTACAGTATTCTATAATCTGAACCAGCATAGTTTTATCTTTTTTCATTTTGTGTTAAAGGTTTATGTCTTTGATTTTAAGTTGTTTATATTTTAATGAAAATAAATATATAAGTTTATATAACTTTATAAAAGTTTTTATATATTTGTCTTGTCATGGCAATAGCATTTAAGTTATGCAATAAGTTTGCCAAATGCAAAATAAATAATAATAAAGTTAAAATCTATTAAAGCTATGTTTTATAAGGGTTTAAATGAGTTTTGTGCTGCAGATGCTCAAATGGTTTTAAAGTATAAAGCGCTGTTTCTTCTTAATGCTATGAGAAACTTGGGTTTTAATACACGAAAAAAATTTGTTGATACTTGTGTAACTTATATAAGTTTAGACGTGAATTATGTAACTATTAATAAGTTGCAGGCTTTCTGGGATGGTAGAGATGTTACTCTTGTTGATGAAATTGAATTGATTGTGAGAAAAGTAAAATCTGTCGATAATGAGTACGATTAACGTAGTTCCGGTTGACGAGTTTTTGAACATGTTGTCCGAAAAAGGTTTGGTGATTGGAAAGGCTTCTGAATTTGTTGGGAACCTGGAATTTGATCTGCAGGTGAAGCGGGCCAATTTGAGAAAAAAGAAACATGCTAATCTGAAGGAAATACTTGATGCTAAAATTTTGAAGCATACAAGTAAAGCGACTTTGAGGCGCTGGATTGAAAGCGGAGATATACGAGAGGGAGAGTGGTTTAAATCTGGAAAGAATAACCAGATTTATATCATGACGAGCGCTCTAGTTCGGTTGGGGTATTTATAAACTAAAAATCAAATGTTATGCTGAAAGGTTTTTTAATCTGTGTCTTTTGGGGTTGTGTGGTTTTAGCCCCGCTGTTAATCGAGGTGGTTTGGTATAACTACCGGCAAATAAAGAAATATTATGAGAAAAGAAGATCCAAAACACATTCGTGAAGTTATTCAGGTGTTCATGCAGCAGCTCGTTGCAAAGCAAAGTAAGTAAACAACAAACATTTTCCTCCTGAAGTAGAATTGGAAGACTATTTGGCGACCTGGTTGTTTCCAGAGCTGAAAAGAAAACGCGAAAATACGGCGCTTATGCAGGTTCGAATCCTGCCGGAGGATCAAATTTAAATACTTGATTATGGATAAGAAGGAATTCTTTGAAAAGAACGACAGTCTTTTTTTGCCGCTCGGTTTTAAAAAGCTGGATAATGATGATCCTGAGTTCTTTTATCAGTACGATCTGATTAAGGAGGATGTTGCAAAGGAGTTTGATTTGAATGAAGATGAAGTTCCTTGTCTGCTTGTTGGTCAAACGGCTTCTAACAGTGGAATTTGTTTGTTCACAGGTTCTCATTTTGTTTGGATCGGGGTTAATGATCCGAAAGAAGCGATTGAGTGGAGCAACAGGATTCTGTCTTTTGAATCTGCTTAAATACAACAACAAACATAAGCGGTCTCTTGTGGTGGAATTGGTAGACGCAAAGGTGTGCGACACCTTTAGAACAGAGTATAAATAACATTCGTAAATAGCCGGCGTACACTCTAAACTATCCAGGTTCGAATCCTGGCAAGGGAACAAATCAAGTCAAAAACTGTATAACTCGTTTATACGGATGTTTTCGGGAAAAGAGCTTTAAGACTTGGGGCTGCTTTTCAATGTTCTTTGACATATCGGAAAAAAAACAACTACAATTATTGAAACGAAATAATAACAAATTAAATGCGAATGATATGAAAACAACAGATCATTTCAAAAAAGTAATTAGTGATCATTTGCAGCAATTGGCGGTAAATGATCCTTTGTTTGGTGAAACGTTAAAGAAATCAAACAAAAATATTGACGATTGCATCACTTATATTTTGAACCAGGTTAAAGCATCAGGATGTATTGGATTTGCTGATGATGAGATATTCGGAATGGCGATCCATTATTATGATGAAGATGATGTGAAGCCTGGTAAAAAGATGAGTGCTACAGTTGTGGTTAATCATGCAGTAGAACTTACTGAGCTTGAGAAAGAAAAAGCTCGACAAATAGCCATTGATAAAGCTGTTGAAGAAGAAAGGGCAAAGCTCATAAAAAAGAAACAGCCAAAGGCAGGTGATATCGGAGTTGAACAAATAAGTTTGTTTTAATCATGGAGCCAAAAACAGATTTGCAACGGCTGGTAGTTGAAGTAAGTAGTAAGCTACCGGCAATAACGGAAGAGCAAAAGGTTTTCGGATTTGATAAGTGTCTGCCTCATTTTTCTGTTTTTACAAAAGCTGGAATTTATTCCTGTTTAGATTGCGGGCACCGCTGGCATAACGCTTTTGATATGCGGTTAATTGGTGCGCAATGTCCTGCTTGTAATCGTGAGTTAGAGGTTAGAGTTACACGTGAGCGGACTTTTAAGGCCCGCTCTTACTATTCGGTTATTACCGCATTTAGAGGCTTTCAAATACTACGTGTGTTTATGGTTTATGGATGGTATAAAGTTGGAAAACCCTGCAAGAATTCAATGGTTGAGCTTTACCGGGTTTTTGTAAATGATAAAGGGCAAAGTGAAGTCGTCGGTATGTTTGAAACGTCAAGATTTTACGATGCCTGGGGTGGTGGTTTTGAGCTTCGTTCTAAGAATGCTCATTCCGACTATTATCTTAATACAAAAGTGATTTTTACAAAATCTAAGATTATACCGGCTCTAAAGCGGAATGGTTTTAAAGGCGCTTTGCACAATTTAAGCCCTCGGATGATTTTTGAAGAACTACTGTCAAATCCAATGTTTGAAACGTTGTGGAAGGCTAAAATGTATAATGTTTTAAAACATTATGGAAGTAGTTACAGGAACAGCCAGGAGGTTATAGATCACTTTGGTGTATTGAAGATCTGCATCCGGAATAAGTGCAAAATTTCTGATGCTTCAATGTATTTTGATTATTTGAACCTATTGCATTTTTTCGGGAAGGATTTACGTAACGCAAAATTTATTTGTCCTGATGATTTAAAACAGCAGCATGATAAGCTGGTTTTGAAAAAGACAGGTATAGATAGAAAAAAAGCTTTAAATGAACGGAAAAAGAAATTGGCAGAAGATCAAAAGAAGTATGCTAAATCAAAAGGAATGTTTTTCGGTATCTGCTTTATTAAAGAAAATCTTTGTGTGAAGGTAATTGAACACGTGAAAGAGGTTATTGAAGAAGCAGATGTTCACAAGCACTGTGTTTATGCTAATCGTTATTTTGAAAAATCTGATTCTTTGCTGCTTTCTGCTAAACTTGATGGGCGGCCTTTGGAGACGGTGGAATTTTCATTGTCTAAAATGCAAGTCATACAGGCGCGGGGGCTTCAGAATAAAGCGACGCCCTGGCATAATGAGATAATAGAACTAGTAAACAACAACCTTAACGTTATACAACAGCGTTACCGTGAAGCATTAAAAACGGCTTGATATGTTGTTGAAAAATCTACATTTTGAAAACATGTACATAAAAAGTCTACAAATCAATAGCAATGATTAAAAACAGCACGTATATCCGTGGCTTTAGTTCACAACAACGAAAGAATCTGGAAAAGGCTCAGGGCATTACCGGGTTTAAAACCGTGCCGGAAATTCTGTTTTTTGCTCTGGATAGGTATCTGGAGCAGGAAACGGAGATTGAGCGGCTAAAACGAATTATTAAGTATAAACAAAATAAAATTGAACGCTTGGAAAATAGCGGATAAGCTTATGGAAAGAGCATTTAAAGGGGTTTGGATTTCCGCGGAAATTTGGCTGAATAAAAACCTGACAATAATGGAAAAATTGTTTTTAGTTGAAATTGATTCATTGGATAATGAGCACGGTTGTTTTGCTTCCAATGCTCATTTTTCTGATTTTTTTGACTTGTCAAAAAGTCGATGTACTGAAATTATTAAAAGTCTTGAAGCAAAAAAAATGATTACGATTGAGTATGTTTTTGATGATGGAAAATCAATTAAAAAACGTGTTTTAAGAGTTGTTTCAGGGGTATTCGGAAAACCGAATTTGGGTGTTCGGAAAACCGAATTAGGGTATTCGGAAAACCGAACAGGGGTATTCGGAAAACCGAACTATAATAATACAAGTATTAATAATACAAATAGAGAGAGGAACGCGCTCAATTTTTTAGAAGATTTTCATGCTTCAGAATTTGAAAGTTTGATGATGAAGTATCGATCTAAAATAACTGATTTCGAAAAAGCAAAAGCAGATTTTAATTTGACTTTCGATAAAGAAAATTTAGATTACAGTTCTAAAATTATCAATGCCAGGGCACAGCTTTTTTTTAATCGCTGGATTGAAAACCAAGACAAGTACTCTGCAAAACAATTTTCTTCTGATGTACAGATCCAGAATAATAACCCGTCGCGAAAGCGATTTGAAATTTAATTAAACTATGGCTGACTTAACCAGTGCAAAACTTCCGCCACAAGCGGTCGATATTGAAAAGAATATTTTGGGTGCATTGTTGACGTATCCGGCAAGTACTTACGATGTGTTTGGGGTTTTTACGAATCCCGAAGTATTTTACAAGCAACAGCATCGGGATATTTTTAAAGCGATTGTTTCCTTGTCAAACAGAAATGAGCAGATCGATATGCTGACCGTGGATGAAGAATTGAAGCGCCTGCGGGTTACAGTCGATGTGGTTTATTTGATTGATCTGACCCAGTTGTCTGTATCGTCAGCACACGTTGAAGTGTGGGCCCGCATTGTGATGCAGTACTACATCAAACGAAAAATAATCGAAGTAAGCAATGAAGCGATACGGATGTGTTACGACGATGGTACCGACAGTTTGGCGCTTTTGGATCATTTTGATAACGAGACCACTCGTTTAACCGATATCCTGGCAACAGGTAAATCTGATCTGACCTGGAAAGATAGTTTGCTGCAAGTGACAAAGAACGTTGAAATGCTTACTAATGCAGGAGAAAACGATTTAATCGGAATTGAAACCGGGTTTACCAAGTTGAACAAGATGTTTGGAGGTTGGAAAGGTGGTGAGTTCATTGTTATTGGTGCCCGCCCAGGAATGGGTAAAACGGCTTTTGTGGGCAGCAGTATGATATCTGCTGCACGAGCGGGGCACGGTGTAGGTTTCATATCTCTTGAAATGAGTGCGGTGCAGCTGGCTACTCGTGCAGTAGCGCTTAACAGCAGCCTTCACCTTAAGCAGCTTACTCTTAACGGCTTCGAACACCATAAGTATTTTGATACGCTGCACCGGGTTACAAGTGAAATGTTTGATTATAACATACACATCGATGATCGTCCGGCTCTCGGTATTAACGAGATAAAAAGAAAAGCTCGTTTGCTCAAGCGTAAGCACAATATCAAACTGTTGATTGTAGATTACATTCAGCTATCAGCAGGGGCCGGAAAGGATATCAGAACGGAAACGGGAAGGGTTACTCAGGGGTTAAAAGCTTTGGCAAAAGAGTTGGATATCGCTGTGATCGGTCTGGCGCAATTAAGCCGAGAGGTTGAAAAGTCTGCGTTAAAACGTCCGGCGCTTCATCATTTAAAAGAATCGGGAGATATTGAGCAGGATGCGGATGTAGTAGCTTTTCTTTATCGAGCGGAGTATTACGGGTTAAGTATTGACGATGAACTGCTAGGGCCCGGAGAGAATTCTGAGTTTATTGTAGCAAAGAACAGGAGCGGTGGTCTTGGTACCGTTGGCTTATGGTATGATGGTAACCGTACGAAGTACATGGATTATTCGCCTGAGAGTGGTTTGAATGATAATCGGTACACGAATGTAGCGGTAGAAAATGTTAGCGGTTATAACGGTCCTGTGCCGTTTAATCCGAATGTTGATGATAGTATATTTTAAAAATTAACGTTATGAAATTTGAAGGAACAAAAGGAGAATGGAGGGTTGTGCATTCTCAATCTAAAGAAGCGTGGAATGTTGTTGGGACTGTGTTAGGAGGTAAGTATAAGATTGCAAGGTGTCCGTACGTTGATATGGAATTTATTGATGTTGACAAAAAGGAAGCTTGGGCAAATGCGGTACTGATGAGTAAAGCTCCTGTAATGCTTGATATGCTTAATAAGATTGTTGATTACTCTTGTGAGCCTAATAGTCCATACAACCCAACGGTTTTTGAAGCAAAGGAGTTGTTAATGCAAATAGAAAGTACGCGGTATGGCAAATAGAATAAACAGAGTTAAACGGCCTTGGGTTCCTGAACGGAAACCGTTTGAGCGTGCTCGTACGCATGATGATTTCGATTACAACGGACGTAAGTGGAGAAAGCTCCGGGCGCTTCAGTTAGAAAAGTTTCCATTGTGTAATCACTGCGAATCTAAAGGTGAAACCGCTATTGCATCTGTTGCCGATCACATCGTTCCTGTTAAGAAAGGCGGTGATGGCTACAACATGGATAATCTTCAGAGTTTGTGTAAGAAGTGTCACGATAGTAAGTCGGCTCGGGATAAATAAAAAAATATTTTTTTGTTAAAATTATATGCTGTTTAGGGGGTATGGGGCTAAATTTCTGGGGTCCCTAACGTGCGTACATCGCTGATTACCTTGACTTTTACTCAGCCTTGAAATTTAGGGAGGGGGGGTAAGGTCTTAATATTAAAATTATTGTTTATGGAAGTTGTTCACAAAGGTGGTGACTGGTTAGAACCGGAAACCAAACAAGCAAACAACGACCTCTACGAAATAATAACAAAACTTCCGGCGCCGATCGGAAAGTTTAACTTAACAAAAGATCAGAAATTTTGGTACCGCTATTACGGTGATCAGCTTGTAAGCAGTAACAAGCTTACAAAAACGGATTTGTTTCATCTTCACCGGTTGGCTCAAAGTATTGATTATTATTTGCAAGCTGAAGAGCAGATCTCAACGCTCGGATATGACGGCGGTTTAATCCAGGTGTTTAAAAGTGGTGCTGCGAATGTTTCGGTTCACTTCACTTTGAGGGAAAAAATGTTGAAGGATATTGACGAGATATCGAAGCATTTCGGATTCTCGTTTAAGGACCGCGCAAAGCTCACAGATATAAAATCTGATCCGCAGCAGCTGGATATTTTCTCGGAGTTTTTAAAGCATCATGGATAGGATATGAAACTGACTACTGAAATGCTGAATTCTCCGGCCTTTCAGTATGCTGCAAAGGTTCGGAGCGGTGAAATAAAAACCGGGAAAAAAATAAAGCTCGCTGTTGAGCGGTTTTACAAATGGATTGATGAAGCGCCTGAAAGCGGATATCACCTGGACCATAAAAAAGGGATGTTAATCCTAAAATTCTTTCCTACATTCTTGAACCACACCACGGGAGCAATGGCCGGACAGCCGTTTCATCTTCAACCCTTTCAGGCTTTTACAATGTACAACCTGTTCGGATGGATCCATACGGAAACAGGCACCCGCAGGATACGGACCGTATATGACAAGCGGGCGAAGAAAAACGGAAAGACGGCTGAAATGGCCGGGCTAGCCTTGTTTTGTATGAGCTTTGATTTGGAAATGGAGGCACAAATTTATGTGGGAGCCACAAAAGAAGCGCAGGCAAAGTTATGCTGGACGCAGGCCCGGCAATTTATAGAAAGCCCGCCGGCAAATAAGGCTTTAAAACAAATGGGGTTTTCCTGCCTTCAAACGGAAATTAAGTTTGTCAAAACACAAAGCTCAATGCGGGCACTGGGTGGTGATAGTAAGACCCAGGACGGAATTAACGCAGCCTTATCCATTATTGACGAGTATCACGCGCATTCATCAGATGCGGTGAAGGAAAACCTTGAATCTTCATCGGTTAACAGGCTGCAGCCGATTACGTATCACATAACGACTGCCGGGGTTAACCTGGCGAGTGTATGTAAAAACTATGAGGATGCTGTTTTGGAAGTTCTTAACGGTGACAAAGTCGACGATAGGCTTTGGATCATGATACATGATTTGGATGATGGTGACGATTGGGAGGACGAAAACAACTGGTTCAAAGCAAATCCTTTGCTTAACCAGGGGTTAAACATTGAAGGAATCCGAACGGAATTTACCAAAGCGATAAATCAACCTTCAAAAATTCCCAATTTTAAAACAAAGCATTTGAACATGTGGGTTGATGCTCCAACTGTTTGGATTCCTCGTGAAATATGGTTGCGTAATAAGGTTGATAAAATCCCGATGGAAAAATTTGAAAAGTTTGGCAGCTTCGCCGGCCTGGATCTCTCTACTACTACAGACTTAACTGTTTTTCTCGCTCTGTCGGAGCCGGATAAGAACGGTGACCGGTATATAAAACCTTTTATTTTTTGTCCGGAAGAAACTATTCGAAGAAAGTCGGAGGATGATCGTGTTGATTATTTAGCCTGGGCTGCTGCCGGGTATATTATTAAAACACCTGGCGCAACAGCTGATTACGAAGAAATTGAAACGTACATCACCGAGAATTATCGGCCCTTAAATGTGAAACGGATTGAGGCGGATCAGTGGAATTGCGAGAGCATGGCGCAGAACCTTACTAAAAAAGGAATGGAGGTTTCTTATTTCAGTCAGGCAATAGGGAATATCAGTTTTCCTACAAAGCAATTTGAAAAGCTGGTGTATGATGGTAAAATCAAACATGACGGAAATCCGGTTTTAACCTGGATGTTATCCGGGTGTGTGATTGTAGAAGATGCTTCCGGGAATATAAAAGTGCATAAGGGGCAGAGTAACCGCAACGGACGACGTATTGACGGTATAATTTGCGCTATCATGGCCCTGGGTGGTTCCTTGTCACCTGAAGAGAAAAAAGACAAATACAGTGAAGATCAAGATGAAATTTATGTATAAAAATTCAAAATCAATAATTATGGAAAAATTGGAAATTAAAAAAGATGCGGCTATTGCTGCGTATGAAAACGCTAAGAATAGCGGAAAGCAATTGCTTGAGGATTTGTTTGGTAAAAATATTTTTATCAAAGATATCACAGATCGTATAAAAACCTTTAATGATGTGCTTTCGGAACTTAAAATTGATCCGCAGGATTTTCATAACAAAACGTATCAAATGGAAGCCGATACCAAAGCTTATGAACAGGTAAAGCTTATTGTCAAAGCGTTAAACGAAGGATGGTTGCCTGATTGGTCGAATAGTAATGAATACAAGTACTATCCATATTTTAAAATAGGTTCTCCTTCGGGGTCCGGGTTCTCGTACTGCGACTACGTTGTCTGGCCTGCGCTTTCGACTGTCGGCTCGCGCCTTTGCTTCAAGTCTAGTGAATTGGCTAGGTACGCAGGCGAACAATTCGAGGATATTTACAAAGATTTTTTAACTCAATAACTATAAAAATGAAAAAGTTTGAAAACAAAGAAGCGGCATTTGCTTCAGTCGGATTTGATCCGTCAAAAGTTGAAATTAACGGAGTGCCTGAGCAACATGTTGAGGCGGTAAAAGCATTTATTAACCTATGTGTTGCGCACGATGCGGTTAATCCTGAGTTCAATCCCGATTGGGAAAATTATGATCAGTACAAATACTCTGTTTATCACGAAATGGGTTCTCCTTCGGGGTCCGGGTTCTCGTACGACGGCTACGGTCGCTGGGATTCGCGTTCGTTTGTCGGCTCGCGCCTTTCATCCGAATCACGGGAGGCGGGTTGGCATATTGCAGAAATTTGTCACGAGGATTATAAAGCGATGAAAGTTTATGATCGTAAAGTGAAATAAAAGATAAGGGTTGTGCAATGTTGTTGCTGTAGTTCTCCTTCGGGGTCCGAGTTCTCGTACAACGACTACGATAACTGGAATACGAATTCGAATGTCAGCTCGCACCTGAGCTAAAAATAAAACGTTGCAAACCTTACCTCTTGGTAAAAAACAAAAATTCTTAAAAGGGCGTTGGTAGTGAAAACGAAAGCGACCTTATTAAAAGCAAAGGCAATGAAAAGATTAACCAATTTGTACGATAAGATTATCAATGTTGAAAATCTTACAGAAGCGGACAGGATAGCGCAAAAAGGTAAAGCAAAACAGTACGGTGTTGCTCTTCATAATAAGAACAAAGAAGCCGATATTTTGAAATTGCATGATATGTTGAAAAGTAAAACATATCAAACTTCAAGATATGATATTTTTAAGGTATACGAGCCTAAAGAGCGGGAGGTTTACCGTTTACCTTATTTTCCTGATAGGATTGCTCACCATGCAATTATGAGAGTTCTTGAGCCAATATTCGTAGCTACTTATACGGCCGATACTTACAGCTGTATTAAAAAACGCGGAATACATGCTGCTTCTTTCGCTCTTCGAAAAGCCTTGAAGGACCAATCAGAGACGTTGTACTGTCTAAAGTTGGATGTAAAGAAATTCTATCCCAGTATTGATCATGACGTTTTGAAAGCTTTGCTAAGACGGAAGTTCAAGGATAAAGATTTACTTTGGCTTCTGGATGAAATTATTGACAGCGCGCCGGGGTTGCCGATTGGAAATTATTTAAGTCAGTATTTGGCTAATTTCTATCTGTCCTATTTTGATCATTGGATTAAAGAAGATCTTAGGGTAAAATACTATTTCCGTTATGCGGATGATTTGGTAATTCTGCATCGGGATAAAGAATGCCTACATCAGCTTTTAAAGCTTATTAAAACCTATTTTAAAGATCGTTTAAAACTGGAAGTTAAAAGTAATTGGCAGGTCTTTCCGGTTAATAGCAGGGGTATTGATTTTGTTGGATACGTGCATTTTCATACGCATGTTCTACTTAGAAAAAGAATCAAGCAGAATTTCGCCCGGATGCTTAAGCGGAATCCAAATCAAGCTTCTGTTTCTTCATACAAAGGGTGGTTGAAACATTGCCATTCAAAACACTTACAAAAAAAATTATTACTCAATGAATTACTTTAAAGATTTAGGTATTAAACCTAAAACAAAGGCGTTTATGGGCGATAAGATAAAAATCGACCGAATATTAAATATTGAGATTATTGTTCATGATTTCAAAGTTGAAGATTCTAAAAAGAAGGAAGGGACCAAGTATTTAACCTTGCAAATCGAACGTAGCGAAACAAAGCATGTGGTTTTTACAGGATCAAATGTTTTGATCGATATGATCAGCCAGGTTCCAAAAGAAAAGTTTCCAATTAGAACAACAATAGTTAGAGAAAATGAACATTTTGAGTTTAAGTAAAACTTCCCACTTGTAGTAAGTGGTTAAATGAAATGAGAACAGGAATAGAATTAATTGCCGATGAAAGAAAAAGGCAAATTGAAATTGAGGGGTGGACTGCTGAACATGACGACCAACATACAGAAGGTGAATTGGCAAATGCAGCTTGTGCTTATGCAATGACAAATGATATGATCGACTTCATCGGTGATAACTGGGGCCATGACATGCATCTGCATTTTTGGCCGTTCGAGTTGAATTGGTACAAAAAGAATTTTCATATAGACGAAGACGAACCACGAATAAGGGATTTAGTAAAAGCCGGTGCTATGATTGCTGCCGAAATTGATCGTTTAATCAGAGTTCAAAATCATGAATGTAATTCTAAGAAATAAGGTAAGCGGAGTTCAAGGTGTTTTTTCACGAAAAGTAAAACATAGTACAAGAGGTGACGTTTTTGTGATTAAAACAAATGACGGAAGAGAATACTTCGGGCCGGCGGGAGAATTTGAGTGTGTAAATATGCTAAATCTTAAAACTTCCCACTTGTAGTAAGTGGTTATAAAAAATGAATGTGGCAGAATTAAAAAAAGAATTAGAAAATTATCCAGATGACATGGATGTTTTTTTTGAAAAAGGGGATGGATTTGAATTGGTCAATAATATTTCTGAAAGCGAATTGTTTATTGAAGAAAGGTCAAGTTATCATGTTGAGTTTAAGAGTAAGATAGCTGTGATAATTCAAGCGAGTTAAAATAAATTCCTTCTTATGGAAAACGTAATGTTAGATATTGAAACGTTAGGAACCAACAGCAACAGCGTTATTATGAGTATCGCTGCTGTTGAGTTTGATTTCGAATCCGGTAAAACCGGTCGGACGTTTTATCAAAAAATAGATCTTCAGTCTGCTGTTGATATCGGAATGAAGATCGATACGGGTACGCTTGTCTGGTGGATGGACCAGAGCAAGGAACAGATGAAGGAAATGTTTGAGGATCCCAAACCGATAAAAGAGGTTTTGAGTGAATTTAAATACTGGCTGCAGGGAGAGAAAAAGATTATTTGGGGGAACGGTCCGCGGTTTGACCTGGGGCTTATAGCGAACGCTTTTAAGTTGATTGGAGAGGAAATTCCCTGGAATTATTACGATGAACGTTGTGTGAGGACGTTGTCGGATCTGGCTCCTGAAGTCCGGAAACTGATTCCGAGAAAGGAAGCGCATAACGCTTTAGCTGACTGTTATTATCAAATTGAGTATTGTTCAGCTATTTATCAAAAAATTAAATCAAATGCTTAAAGTAATGGTTTAATTCATACACAATCTTTTTAAAATTCCAAATGTTATATACTAAGCGCGTCCGATGTAACGACATAACGTTGCGTTACATTTGATTCGATAATAACAAAAAAAACCTTTAAAGCTTAGTAATATGGAAAACCTCGAAATAGCCTATAAGGCCTTATTAGAAAAAAAACAAAAAGAAATTGATTTAATGAAATTGTTAAATAGCAGCGACGGGTTTTATCAATACTTTTTCAAAATATGTAATGAATATAAAACGAGAGAGGATGCTTTTGATGCTGTCAATAATCTTTATTTCGAATTATTCGGCAGGTTCCGTTATAAGAGTTATAAAGGGTTTCGAAATTCGATCAGTCAATTTTATAAAAAGTAAATTATGGAAGATTTAAAATTTTTTATGTTCAACATATTGTTGATTTTAATAGGGGTCGTTATTTTATTATTAACGACCCTGTTGTTTGAGCTTGATTTTATTAAAGCTCATATTTCTAGAGTGTTTGTAGTGTATATCCTAATGCTCTTAGAATTTTTCGTGTTCGGCAGGATCATATATTTAACGGAACCGCTAAAAAAATAATTTAAATACACATAATGTGTACAAAATAACATGATTCTATATGAATCTTTGTAGTGTTATTATTCGATTCGGTCGTTGCTTTAGTGCAAGATGAAAGCCAGTGAAAGTTCACTGGCTTTTTTGTTGTTTACAAATACACATGATGTGTACAATTGAGCTTCTCTCTCAGAGTAATTTTACCTAAAAGATAAAGGCAATGAGCATATTAGGAGAAATTTTCAATTTCGGTGCTCGTGGAACTTCTTCGGGATTTATGGACTTCTTCGGATTTGCCGGACCTGATGGAAAGAGCATCGCAACACCCAAATCATCATTAACCTTGTCTGCGTTCTTTAACGGTGTTGATCAACTGTCAACTGACATTGCAAAGCTTCCAAAAGGAGTTTACAGGAAAACCGGGGATTCCCGGGAGCGAATTGAGCATCCTGCTAATTACCTGATGGAAGTCGCTCCAAATGAATTAATGACTGCCTTTGATTTTTGGCGTGTTGTCGTAATTAAAATGATTCTGAAGGGTGAAACGATTGTCAAAATACACAGGAATCAAGCCGGGGAAGAGGAGTTCTTTGAAATACTGGAAAACAACGAGGAAGTTGATGTAATTAAAAAAAACATGAAGCTTTACTACGTCTATAAAGATGAAGTATTGCTTAGTGCGGATGTTCTCCATTTTAAAAATTTCACGCTTGACGGGATAAGAGGGGTTTCGGTAATTAAATACGCAGCGCATGATCTGGGTATACAGCTGGATTCGAAAAAGTATTCAGCAGACGTTTACACAAACAGAGGTCTTGGTTATGGTGTTATTGAATCCGATAGTGAAGTAAAAGACGATAATAAGAAAAAGCTAGCTGAAGGGTTTAAGGCTCGAATGAGCGAGAAAGGACCTATTAAGGTAGCTGTTTTGGATTTCGGGCTTAAATACAAATCAATCAGTATAACACCTGCTGAAGCTCAGTTTATCGAAAGCGGTCGCTTCGGGATTGAAGATATTGCAAGATGGCTTAATATGCCATTACATAAATTAAAGAGTCTGGTGGATTCGAATTTTTCTACTCTTGAACAGCAAAACACGCAATATGTGGTTGATTGCTTGATGGGGTGGGCTAAAAAAATCGAATCGGAACTGAAACGGAAATTGTTTCCGAAAGATCATCCTTTTGAGGACTATGTGAAGTTCAATGAAAAAGGAATGCTTCGGGGAGATTCGAGATCTCAAGCAGATTTTTACACTAAGATGATTTATGCGGGGGTGTTTACCCCTAACGAAGTAAGACGTCTTGAAGACATGAATCCGATTGAAGGTCTGGACGAACCGTTTAAGCCGGTTAATATGGAGTTATTGGCGCACGCAATTAAAATGAACAAAAAAGAAGAGCAGGCAGATGAGTAAGATGATTGTACGTCAGGCGGTAATACGTGCTATTACCGACGAAATGAAAGAAAAGCGACAGGCTGAATTTGTTATCAGTACTGAAGCTGTCGATACGTACAACACTGTTTTTAAAGTTGACGGCTGGGACTTTGAGCGCTACAGCCGTACTCCGGTTGTTTCTTATAATCATTCAACATGGTCAAGTGATCCTGATATGATTATTGGAACTTCAGAGGTAAGGGTTGAGGGGAGCGAGATTATAGCACTGCTGACGTTGGAAGAAGGAAATCCGGTCGCTGATAAAGTCTGGCGTAAAATTCAAAACGGAAGTTTGAATATGGCTAGTATCGGCGCAAATGTACTTGAATGGAGGTATGGCGATTTCAGCAAAGGGGAAAACCCTGATGTTATTTATTTCATCCGTCAGGAGTTGTTAGAATGGTCGGTTGTTCCTGTTGGGAGTAATCCTGACGCTTTAAAACGTAGTGTTGAGAATCTAGAGGAAATCAGGACCTCTTTAAAAAAGCCTGAAGGAGAAAAAAAAGAGGTCCGCGCAATTGCGGCCTGGGAGGTAAAGGTTAACGAAAATAAGTATTGTTAAGAGATGAAAAAATCTGATCAATTAAGACAGCAGCGAGCTGCTGTTGTTAGGGCTCAAAAAGCCATTTTAGAAGCAGCAAAAAGTGAAAACAGGGATTTAACTCCTGAAGAATCTGCTGAGTTGGAAACCAAGCAAACGGAGGTAGAGGAATTTGAATCTAAAATTGCTGAAGCAGAGAGGCAGGAAACGATTGAAAGAAACTTTGCTAGTTTAGGTGGGGTACATGTTCCTGCTCCGGGTAGTTCTCCGGAACAAAGGGAGGTTGATAAAATTACCGAAAGAGTTAGTTTGTCAAAAGTTTTGCGTTCGTTGGCTTCTAAAGAAGGATATAAGTTAGAAGGGGCTGCAAAAGAACTACATGAAATCGGTTTGGAGCAAAATAGGGCAGCGGGTGTTTCAACTCCTGAAGATACTGCCTTTGCTATCCCTTTGCGTGCTGTGGAACGGGCAACTCAACAAACCGTTTCTCAAGATGGTGGTGAGTACGGAGGAGCTTTGGTTCAAGATCAAACTTTAAGAATGGTTGAGGGGTTACGTCCTAAATTGTTTTTAGAAGAATTGGGTGCTACCTTTTTTATGGGGTTACAAGGTGGTGATTTACCGCTTATTTCATCGGATGCTTTTAATATGTCATTCATGGGAGAGGTTGATACAATTACTCCGCAAAAACAAAAATTCGGTGGTAAAAAGTTATCTCCTAAAAGAGTTGCTGGGGCTGTAGATATATCAAACCGATTGTTGCTTCAGTCGTCGACAGATGTTGAGGCGTGGATCATGAAAGAATTGAGAAATGCTTTGGGTACGGTGATTCAGGCTGCTGCAATCAATGGAACTGGTGTAAGTAATCAACCTACAGGTTTGCTTCAGATGACAAATATTAATTTGGCAGATGATACGGCTGCAGTTGTTGCGACTTGGGAAAAGTTAGTTGAATTGCAAGGTTTGATTGAGGAAAATAATGCAGGTGACACTTCTCTAGGATATTTGATTCATCCTAAAGTAAAGGCTGCTTTAAAATCAATTAGAAAGGATGCTGGATCTGGTTTGTTTTTGTTTGACAAAGATGGAATCGATGGTCTTAACACTGTTTCTTCTTCATTGGTTCCTTTGTTGACTGATGTTTATCCTGTAATTTTTGGTGATTGGAAAGAGTTGTTTATGGGGCAATGGGGATCCTTAAATATTCAGGCGAATCCTTATTCAGCGGATCTTTCGAATTCAACTCGTTTTGTGTTTAATACGTATGCTGATTCTAATGTGGTAAACGAAAAAGCGTTTGCTGCTAACAAGTGGATCAAAGGTTCAACTACATAAAATTAAGCTATGGCAGGGAAAGAAAAAGAAAAAGCAATAAATACGCCGGAGGGCGCTGCTGCTGAAAATACGGTCGATACACAAGCTACCAGTTTTGATTTTGCGTCTGAAGTTTTTAAAGCTTTTGGTGTTACTATTGAAGAGGCTGCAAAGTGTATTTCAGAGCATGGTAAACTGCTTGAAGAGCTCGAATCTTTGAAATCAGAAAATCAGGATCTTAAAAAAGATGTTGAATTTTTGAAAAAGGTTCGGGGTGAGCAAGATGCTAAAATTTTTGAGTTAACAAGTGTTGAATCAGATTCGAAAACACTTAGAACCGAAAATAAAAAAGGAGAGGTGAAAATTAAGTTTGTCTTATCACCAGCAGGGCGTTATTTGTTGCCTTATAATGTAGGGCAAGAAGTGTTCTTGGAAGCGAACCAGGCAGATGAACTGGTTGAAGCGAAATACGCTGAATACGTACGATAGTTTTTTTTCATAATTATAGTTTTTTGGGTTAGTAAAAAAGCCTTTCTCGTAAATGGGAAAGGCTTTTTGTTTTTAAAAATTTAAGTATGCAGGAAGAAATAATAAAAGAAAATATCGATCTGGTTTCTCCAGCATCGGTAAAAAAGCACCTTCGTATTGAGCCTGATTATACCGATGATGATGAGTTGATAAAAGATTACATCGATTCTGCTTGTGAACAAATTGCTGATTTTACAGAGCGTCCCTTGTCGTTACAGACCACGGTTTATATTTCGGATAAAATGAAGGATTTTACATTCGAAAGAAAGGCCGTGAACGATGAAGTCGAAAAGATTGAGTATAAAGTTTCTGAAGATGTTGGTTTTGTCCTGTTGCCGGCTGAATCCTACAAGGTTTTGAAAGTGAGCGATGAGCTTATTCAGGTTCATTATCGTGAGGTTCCTGCTGATGTTACCGAAGTGAAGGTTTATGTCAAGCAAGGGTATGCTCAGTCAAGTCTTCCAAAGGTTTTTAAGCAAGCGGTTTTTTTAATAGTAGCTGATGCGTATGAGCGTCGCGAGAACGGTCCGGCCGTGGTAGTTACAAAAGCGAAATCTTTAATTAAAAGTTATCGGAAATGGCGGATCTAAAACCTTTTGTCGGTCAATTGGATCGACGTATAACAATCTATCAGGAAGATATGATCCAAAACTCAATCGGTGAGGAAAAACCTCAGGACATGGTTGTGTGTCAACCCTGGGCAAAAGTAAGCGAAACGGGCGGCGGTGAAGAGGTAGAAGGAAAGGTTCTGCATCGTACTCAGCGGAATTTTATCGTTCGTTATCGGGATATTTTAAATCAACTGGAAAATAAGCTTAAGGTTGATTTTGAAGGGCAGCGATATAACGTTACGCATGTTAAACAGATCGGCCGTCGGGAATTTCTTGAACTTCAATGTATTGTTTATGAATAGTATCGGAATTGATGTTGAAGGTTTGGAAGTTTTAAGAGCTCAGATCTTGAAGCTTGCGGATGATAAGGACAAGAGAAAGGAAATTTATCTGATCCTTAGCCAGGTTGCCCGGCCGACATTAGCTGTTGCAAAAAAGAAAGTGCCGATTGCAAGTAAGAAACACGTTGCGAGAGGTGTAAAAATCAGTCCTGGAAACTTAAAAAACTCTTTAGGTCTTATACGTGGTAAAAACAAGCAGAATCCGACAATCTTAGTCGGTCCGCGTGTGAAAGGTAAAAACATGGGTTGGTATGGACATATGGTTCATGACGGACATAATATCTACAACAATATTCATAAGTCAGGAGCTAGTAAGTTTAAGCGATTCCGAAATAAACGGCGTCCGGAGGTTTTAAGGTTGGATAAGGCGGGAACCGCGCAACGCGTGAAAGGTAATCCTTTCCTTACTTCAGCTTATCAGGAAACGCAGGGTAAGGTAACGGCTGACGCGGTTGTAAGGTTTACAAAGTTCGTTCAGCGACGTATTAACAAATTATCATCATGATAGAAGTGTCAGAAATGATAGTCCAGGTGTTAAAAAGCAATCCTGGATTATTGAATGTGGTGGGTGATCGTATTTATCCGTTAGTGGCAAAGGAAGGTGTTTCTTTTCCCTTTGCTGTTTATCGTTTCGGGGAGGTTGCTTCTGAAACGAAGGATGCGGGCGGTTACCTGGTGAACGTAACGGTATGGTTCGCAGAAAACAAGGTTACAGAAGCTTTCGGAACATGCGATGTTTTGAAAGAAATGGTTGAAGGTACGGATTGGGATTTCGTTAATACGAATGCTGATTTTGAGCCTGAAACCATGAGTGTTTATTCAGAAATTAATTTTAAAATAACAAAGTAAAATGGCAGCAGGTCAGATTTATAGAGGTAAAAATGTACGTTTTTCTTTTGAAGGCAAAACGTTATTTCATGCAACGAGTTGTGCGCTTTCGGTGTCTACTACGCTGGAAAGTATAGCAACAAAAGATACAAACGGAACGAAGTCTGTTCCGGGGAACTACGATTGGAGTATTACAACTTCTGCGTTGGTTGCGGATAAACCGACATCGTCTACTCAGACGGATTTCATGGAGTTGTTAAGTATGCAATTAGCGGGCACCGCAATTGATATTGAGTTCACCACGGGTGAAACGGGAGATTTTCTGCTCAGTGGAACGGTTTATATCGAATCTTCAAACATAACGGCGGAAGTTGGAAACAGTGTTTCCGGGGATTTCTCATTTAAAGGTGACGGGGATTTAACGAAAGGATTGGTTGCGTAATGAAGTTGGTTATTAAAGAACAGGAAGTTGAATTGCGTTTTTCCTACTCTCTTTTAAGAGTGCTTTCGGAGAAATGGCAGATTCGCAGTTTGGATGTGCTTCTGAGTAAAATTATGGAAGCATGTGTAAAAGCGGAAGAAGATTTATTTTCTTCCATTGATTTAATGGCTGAAATGATTGTTGAAGCGGCTGCTTTAAATGGCTATGAAGTAGACGTTAAAGATGCCGGGGATTTTCTTTTTAATGATCCTGGTAATATCGTGAAAGTGATTCAGGAATTTATGGCAAGTATGCCGAAACCTAAAGAAGAAGCTGTTCCAAAAAAAAAGGCTCCGGCGAAATAGTTGAAACTACATTTGATGAACTCGAGGTGTTTGCATTAGGAGTGATCGGTTTGGAACATGATTATTTTTATTCGCTTACACCTCGTGTTTTTTATAATATCCAGGTTGGATACAATCAAAAAGAAGATAACTATTTCAAAAATTCATGGCTTCAAGTGAGGGAATTAATGTTTGCGGCATTAAGACCATATTTAAAAAATCAAAATGCTAAATCAAGTAGTCTGTTTAGATTCGATTGGGAGGAGGAAACCTCTCCTATAGAAACGGAAGAGATTACAACAGCGGAACAGGCTGAAAAAGTACTACAAGAGCAAAAAGAGTTCTGGGAAAAAATGGACCAGCGACGATCGAAAGCGAATGCAAATGTAGAGCAAGATGGCAAGTTTAGCACAGATAAATATCCGCTTTAAGGCGGACTTAAAAGAATTTTCTTCACAGTTTCAAAATGCTCAAAGGCAAATTGTAAAACAAGGAGAGGAATTAAAAAGGATAGGTGCCGGAATTAGTACCTATGTTACACTTCCTTTGGTTGCTGCTGGGACAGCGGCAACAAAATACGCTTCCGATTTAGAGCAGTCTTCGCAAAAAACGGAAGTTGTTTTTGGAAAACAATCAGATAACGTTAAAAAGTTTGCTCAAACAACTTTAGAGGCTTACGGTATTTCCGAGGGTGCCGCGTTGGATATGTTGTCGCTATATGGAGATATGGGGACTTCGATGGGTATTACCAGGGAGAAAGCTGCTGAGATGTCTAAAACGCTTGTGGGGCTTGCGGGGGATATCGCTTCCTTTAAAAATATTGGTTTGGATCAGGCTCAAACAGCTTTGAATGGTATTTTCTCCGGTGAAACCGAATCTTTAAAAATGCTCGGGGTGATCATGACTGAAGCGAATTTGCAGCAGTATGCCTATACCCAGGGAATTAATAAAAAGATCCAGGCTATGTCTCAGGATGAAAAAGTAATGCTTCGTTACAAATTTGTACTGGATCAGACGAAAAATGCTCATGGAGATTTTCAAAAGGAATTTGGTTCGGCTGCTAATCAAACCAGGGTATTTACCGAGGGGCTTAAGGAAGTCGGGGCGCAATTTGGCGCTGTGATCCTTCCGTATTTCACAAAAGCGGTTACGGTGATTAATGGTTACATGAAGCAGGTTATGGCTACCGATAGCGAGCAGAAAAAGTGGGTTGTCGGTATTGCGGCTGTTGCGGCTGCTGTCGGTCCTGTAACGGTTGTGTTCGGGACGTTTATGGCATCTGTACCCAATATCATAGCAGGGTTTAAAGGAATCCGAACTGCAGTCCTGGCGATGAACGCGGCTTTCCTGGCTAACCCGATTACGCTGACTGTGGCGGCTCTTGGTGCGTTTGTTACTGCAGGGGTTTTGATGGAATCTCGTTTAGGTTCTATGACTAATGCAAAAAGGGAGTTTGATGAAATGACGAAACGGGCGACTTCTTCGGTTGGTTCAGAAGTTATGGAAACAAGGAAATTGCTTCAGGTTGCCCAGAATAAGAAACTTTCTGATGAAGAGAGGACAAGAGCGTTAAACAAACTGATTCAAAAATCCGACGAACATTTTGGAAAGTTGACTCTTGAAACTGTCGGAACCGACAAAGCTCGCAAAGCTGTCGATGCTTATACGGGTTCATTGATTCAAAACGCACGGGTTAAAGCAGCTCAAGATAAGCTGGAAGAAGTGAATAAAAGAATTTTCGATGTTGAGGAAGGTTTTAGTGCTGAAGCGGATCCTTCGGTATGGCAATCTGCAGGAAATTGGATGAAATCGGTTTGGTCTCCTACGGGTCTTGGATTTGCGGGAGAGCAAGCGAAAACACACGCAAAGAACTCAGCAATTGTAAAAGCCGAATTAAATGCATTAAAGAAAAAGCTTGAAGATATTATCGGGCCGCAGAAAGAGGTGAACCAGGAAGTCGAAAATTTTACCGATACAACGACTGGCGCTGCCGGCGCTGCTAATGGCTTAAAAAAAGCCGTAGAAGATCTTGGAGCGATTGGTTCTGAAAAATGGATGCAGGCACAGATTACGGATTTGGAAGAGCAGCGCTCCAAATTGGATACTACTTCTGAAGCTTACAAAAATTTAGGTGTGCAGCTTCAGGTTTACAAAAATACTTTAGAAAGCATAAAGGATCCTGCAAAAGCTATTACGGAAGGTTCAGAAGAATGGTATTCGACGCAAATTCAACAGATGGAAGAACAGGTTTCTAAGCTTGATATGATGTCAGATGCTTACAAAAATCTGAAGACGCAAATCGATGTTTATAAAAAAACGTTAGAATTGGCGCAAGCTCCCACGGCAATGCCGGATATTGAGCCGGAACAAGATACTGTTGCCTGGTATGATTATCATATAGCAAAATTAAAGGAAGCGCAGGCGCAAGCTGGGATTACGGTAGAAGAGTTTAAGCGTTTGAGTGGAGAGATTAATATTTTGGAAACCACTTTTAAAATTCAGGTTGAAGGGGTAGATACCGTGACGCAGGCGGCGGATCAGTTAAAAACGAATGCAGAGAATATTTCTAATGCGTTCACTTCAATTTTTGGTGCAATGACTTCTAAACTTGAGGGTGGTGTTGCTGTTGTTGCTAATATAGTTGGAAAAATGGTCCCTTTGATATTGAAAACTATAGCAATGAATAAGGCTGCGGCTATGGCTGAGGGTATTAAAGGTGCAGTTCAATCAGGAAGTGGAACAGGTGCTGCGGCTGCGTTTACAACCCCGGCTTTTTTAGTTGAAATGTTGGCAATTATTGGAAGTGCGTTTGCTTCATTACCAAAATTTGCTGATGGTGGTATTGTTTCGGGGCCGACACTTGGTCTTATGGGAGAGTATGCCGGAGCTGCAAATAACCCTGAGGTTATAGCTCCATTAAATAAGCTTAAGGAATTGATTCAGCCGGCTTCAAGTGATCAGCCAATTAATGTGATACTGCAGGGAGGTTTTGATGTTTCGGGCGAAAATTTACGGCTTGTGTTGAATAGAGTTGATAAAAGAAAATTAAGAACAGGTTGATATGGAAAATGTAGTTATTAAAATCATTGATACGCATAACGACTTCCAGGTAATTGAAAAGTATACCCAGCTGGGCGGACCTGTTCTGAACTATTCAGGTGATGAATCTCGTTTTAGTTCAATCATGAGTTCGAAGTTCACGTTTAATATGTTGAATGAAACAGCTGAAGACGGACGCTATTTGGATTTATTAAGTGGTGAAGAACGTCGTTTTTTAATTCAGATACGGGATATCAGTCCGTACACGGTCCGTGATGGGGTTTTGTTATGGCAGGGATTCTTACTTCCTGATGTTTACAGTGAGCCTTATGAAAATGTAAGCTTCTTTGTGAATTTTACTGCGACTGATGGAATAGATGCGTTGCGCACGAAACCTTTCTTGTTCTTTAAAAGCCGTAGTGTAGTTGATTATATCGCTCGATGTTTGTTTGAAACTGGATTGCAGCAAGATATTTATTTCGCTCCTGGGATTGTTAATTCGTTTTTCGATTGGAAAAACATTCAGCTTTTTGAAGAGTGTTTTTCTAAATACAATGAAAGTACAGAATCTTACGACTATAGTAATTGTTATGAGGTTTTGGAAAGTCTATTAAAAGCGGTTGCTGCTACGTTATTTACTTATGAAGGAAAATGGTATATCGTCGGTTATAAGCAGAAAGTAGATCAGTTATTGAATTTTGTGGTTTATGATCATTTTGGCGCTTTCAAAAAAAATGAAACTTACTTAAGAGATCTTAAGGAGCCAAAATTTAATACCGGTGTGAATATATCGACGGAATCACCATTTAAAACGGTTCAGCTAAATGTTGATTATGAAAGATCTGAATTAGAGCCGTTGCCGGAAAGTTTTTATAAAACGGAAGATTACGAATCGAAAGATTTAACCTGGCCAGAATTGAAAAGTTTACCGCCATTTAATAATTGGGTCAATAAAGCGGGTTCGGATATTATGTTTGATTCTGATGATGGGACTGAGTATCTAAGTGTTGATGGTGAAGCAATCGATGGATCGCATTTTCTGCATCCGGATAATGAAGTGCCCTATCAGTTTAAAAAGAGCCCGTTTTATTTGAATGTATACAAACATTTTTCAAGACCCGTTGACTTTGAAAAAGATTATGTTGAGCTGCGGTCTGAAAAGCGAATTTTTATTTCTCCTCAAATGGATAGTCGTCCGCTGGAATTTGATATTGATTTTGATCTTCGAATTAATTATAAGGCGAATGAACAGAAGTTCAAGGAGGATTTTTACAGACAGGCTTTCAGAGTTGATTTGTTAATCGGGAACAACACGGTCTTTTCGACACGAACGGAATCCAATATCTATAATTCTGCCAATAATAAAATGACTTTTTCTGCAAGTCAAGACGGTCCGAATTATTTATGGTATACGCCTATAAGTTTTCCAAACTGGAAATACTCGCTGTATAGATTTAGAACTCCTGGTTCTTTAAAGGCTGAAATTACCAAAAAAGGATTAAGGGTTAATACTGATGGTGAGTTGAACGTCCGGATTTATTTGCCTAGAAACGCGGATAATAATTTTGTTATCCAGGATGATTATCATGTTTCGGAGGTTACGGTGGTTAGGCTTGGATTGACGATTAAATCATGGAATAACGAGCGATTTCAGGTTCAACGGGAAATCCGTTATACAACAAAATATGAAATGGATTTATCATTTGCTGATGGTAAAAACGATTTGTACGGTAATCTCTTTAAGCTTAATGAACGAAGTGATTACCGCCCGACTTTAGGTGAAACATTGTTACATGATGGTCCTGTGATTTCTGACAATCTGTATTATCGGGTTTATGTTCCGGGGACTATTTATCAGACAATCATCGATCGTTTCTATACAATGAAGATTTACAGCGGAACGAAGTGGGTTTATGCACGTTATATTTTTGGGAAAATAGATCCGCAATCAGGAATAGATTTGAAATTTGATCAGCTTTTTATTTCTAAAGCGCGTATTGATGAGTTTCCGGAATGGCGGTCACTTCTGCATAATATCACAAAGATAACATACGCTACTACTATTTTAAGCGCGTGGTCGACCGGGCGGGAAACCCAGCAAAAGTATATATCCTGGAAACGACCAGGTAGTTCGGTGAATGAGCGGTATTTAAATTGTTTGGGAAAGTTGGTACATGAGTGTCAACCGAGCCTGACTCCTAAGATTGAAGGCACAGCGTTGCAAATTATAACCCCTTTGGATTTGGTAAAATTTAAATGGATGGGTTGGAAGGTTTTTTATCCGTCCTCTCTAACAATTGATTTTTCAAATGGTAAAACAGGTTTAATGCTGCATGAGGCCATAACTCAAAATTTAGACGATTATGCAACCTAAATATCAAATTTTCCTGAAGGTTCCGGCCTTCGTGATTAAAAACGTAACCAGTTATTACGTAGCACCGGGCTACGTGATTTCCGGTTATGTAAAAGACTATTGAATAACGAAACAAATCAATTATGACTTTAGTTTTAAGAACCGTCAAAGGTGCTGAATTAACGTGGTCTGAATTGGATAATAACTTCGTTTGGCTTCAGAATCGAATTGATGAAGTCGAACAACAAATAAGCGGTAATGATGTGGTTCGTGTCATTCCGCAAACATTTCTTCCAAGCGAACAGCAGCAGGCCAGGGCTAATATTTTGGCTGCTGATATTGAATCCGTAAATGATCTGGATGATCGTGTTTCTGATATTGAATTATGGGAACCGGTAATGTATAACGCGCAACAGCCTACTGTACAACAGCAGGAGCAAGCCAGGGACAATATTGATGCAGTGGGGAACCCTGAAATGCAAGCGACACAAGTACCTGACTGGAGTATGAATATAACAACACAAATTAATTTTTAAAACTTCTAAAGATGAACGATTTTATCACACGATTATTTACCGAAATGTCAGAGCTAATAACTGTGATTGCAACTAAACTAAACTGGCTTAATGACAATAAAGCTAATATTAAGCTTGATAATCTTCCGAGTAATCTAACGGCTCCTGAAAAGTCTGCGATTAGAACAAAGATTGATGCAGCTGCAACAACCGATTTAGCAAATTATATTCCTCTTACGCAAAAAGCGGCTGCAAACGGGGTGGCCACGTTGGATGCAACAAGTAAAATCCCAGTGAATCAAATTCCGGCTGTGGCTATTACAGATACTTTTGTTGTTGCTACACAGGCTGCGATGTTAGCTTTAACTGCGCAGGTTGGTGATATTGCGATAAGAACGGATCAGAGTAAAACATATGTTTTGCAAGCGGAACCGGCTTCTACTTTGGCAAATTGGAAAGATTTATTAAGCCCGGCGTCCGGAGTTCAGTCTGTAGGGTTGTCCGCTCCAACTGGCTTTGCGGTATCGGGATCACCTGTGACAAGTACCGGTGTGTTGGCTTTGACTTATGCTCCTGGTTATAGTATGCCTACTACAGTGAAACAGGGGCAGTGGGATGCGGCATATTCAGCAACTCAAGCTTTAGGCGATCCTACTTCGACAGTTCCTGATTGGAGTACTCAACTACAAACACAAACTCCTAATATTTAAGCTATGAGTTTTATTAGTGATCTTTTTACAAACATTACGGCTTTTCGGGTCACCATTGGAGATAAGCTGCTTTCCTTGGCTTCTCGTTTAGGAAATTTGAGTTTGTTAACAACCTCGTCAAAAAGTAACTTGGTAGATGCAGTTAATGAGGTGAATGCTTCTATAGGTCAACAGAAATCGAAAACCATTGCGCTTACGAATGCTTTTCGTAAAACGGTTATTCCGTTATGTATTATTGACAATGTTAATGCATCTTTAAATTCATATTTCTATGGTAATATTTATGCAAAAAGAAATAACGCTCTTGATTTCAGGTCCACAAGAGCAACTATTGATGTTGCAAAAATGTACAATGAATCAAATGCTATAGTAAATGTTTCATTTCAGGTTCCTCCAATATCGTCAGTATTTAGGCCTGTAACATTTACGTATCTCGGAATCAAATATTTCGGATTGGAGATAGGAGCCGCCGGATCCACTGCTTCGTTTGATTTTGCTATTGTTGAAGGTGCAGCGGGAGACTGGGCTTATATTAATGCTATAGATTATTATAATACCCAAGGAAATACAGTTATTAATACTGAAATCAATACTTCGATTGCTGAATACGTGTATGTAAACGATAATTACAACAAGATTGAAAAATCATTGTTTAAATTTCAGGCACAGACTTTTTTGAAGACCGGGAAAGATGATACTACGATTATGTTATCAGGTGGAGGAGATAAACCTCTTACTGATTTTGTTCTTGCTTCTCAATTGCCGGCCCTTGTCTCAAATAAAGCAAATACAAATGGATCAAACACAATTGGAGGGAGTTGGAAGATTGATTATGTTTTGTCGGATGTTTTGACTAATGCAGTTGGAAATGGTCAAGTGATTGGTGTGTTTTCAAATGGAACTGTGGATTATGGCTCAGATGTTTTGAATGGGCATAGATTTAGAGTGAAAACTTCTGTTGGATTAAAAGTATATGTAAGTGGTTTGGGAGAAGGGCAAGTGTGGCATCAGTTTAATTTTGATCCGGCCGATTATGCGACTAAAACCTTTGTAAACACTTCAATTGCTAATTTAAAATTTGTGTCTCGAACGTATGATGTAACTGATGTAAATAACAATGATCGATATATCGGATCTAACATTATTAGCTCTCATACAGTTGAAGGATTTGACGTTTGTGTTTACAATCCTGGTGACAATGGTTTTATCACCCCGTTCGCAGGAGGCGGCAATTTGCACAATGCTTTTATGGGAATATTAGGCATACAGGTAGGTAGTGATGTTGTTATTAAGGGGGCTGTTCAGTCTCAAAATGATTTATCTCCATTTATAGGAAATAACCAGGTGTATTTTTGTTTGGCTTACATATTTACATCGGGTGGGGCGACAGGTATTATTCAGTTCATGAGCATGGCTGATATTTATAATCATAAGGCAAGTGCTACCGCTTCTGAAAGCAAAGATGTGATTATTATAGGAGAAATAGGGGCGCCGGATGTCCTATTGTTAAATCAAAGAGAAGTTTAATATAAATTAAAGAAAGATGAAAAAGATTTTAGCTCAATTGGTTTTGTTTACAGATAGTTCTGTTTCTCTTCAGGATAAATTACAATATGCATACAATGTGATAATTAACCTGGCGCCGGTAGCATTCGTTTTAAAAACGATCGATTGGTGGTGGACGGACAATACGCAGTTTGGAAACTTCATGTGTATTGCGTTAATAATAAACATGGCTGTAGGATGTTGGTTTCATTTGCGATATAATTCCTTCCAATGGAAAGCTTTTATCGGCCGCAATATTGAAATGGCTTTTATTGTCATAGTGGGTTACATCATGTTGGAGATGCTGCGTTACACGGCCGGAGATAATTTCGCCGGTGAAGTTTTTCGCATTACGATACAGATCTGCACCTTGTTGTTTCCAGTTTCCAAAGTCCTGAAGAACATTTACATAATGAGTAACGGGAAATATCCTCCAAAGTTCTTTATGGAAAAGCTTTACAACTTCGAAAAGAATGGTGACTTAAACGAATTTTTTAAAAAGAACAATGAAGATGAACAAGTATAGTGTGTCGCAGGTCAGAGAACTTGCAAAAGTTAATAGGTTGCCGTTCGAAGTTTTGATGGCTATTATTGAAGTGGAAACTCCCGGGAGTGGATTTGATCCTAAAACAGGTAAAATACTTATCCAGTTCGAGCCGTCCTGGTTCCGTAAACATGAACCGTTTGCGCCAACTGGAGCATGGTCTGTAAATAAGGTCGATGTTCAGTCAAAGGAATGGATTGCTTTTAATGATGCGTTTAAGATTGATCCGGAATCTGCAATGAAATCAACCTCGATAGGACTGCCGCAAATTATGGGTTTACACTTTGAAAGATTGGGTTATAAGTCAGTAGGTGAAATGTACGACGACTTCAAAAAAGGGGAGTACCAGCAGCTGTTGGCTTTGGTTCGTTTTGTTCTCTCTGATGCTAAACTTGCGAGGGCTGTCAGGGAAAAGGATTACCACGTAATCGCTTATATCTACAACGGCGAAAAGTATCGTGAAATGGCAAAAAAATGGAGTAGGGAACCTTATGATATTTCACTTCGGAAAGCAACGGAAAAATGGGAGTTGAAAAAGCTCTCATAGTTAAAAAGAAAAGCGCCTGCGAGAAATTGCAGACGCTTTTCTATAACCAAAAAAACACTTATGAATTCCAAATTTATAAAAAAAATTACAATATGAAAACTATTAAAAAAGTACCATTGGAATTGGTAGAAGTTGAATTTGTGCCAAAACAAATGGAGTTTGGAAAATTCTACTATTCTGCAATTTACAATGTCGCAAATCATTTATGTGTATGTGGCTGCGGAATGCCGGTTCCAATTCCAATTAAAAATAACGAATGGAATATTTCTAACAAAAATCCATTAACTGTAACACCTAGTTTACATCATAGAATTGGCTGTAAAACTCACTACATAATTACTAACGGATACGCTAATATAGTTTAATATGAAAAATAGAAAAATTTATGCTAGCATTGCTTATTTCCTTCTTCTGTTTTCAGTGGTCCTGATGGCCGCCGGCTGCCGAACGAAGAAAAGCACTCTACGGCAGAATTCATCCGAAAAGGAAAATATTTCACTGATCGATAAGAGCCAGGAACAAATTACGGAAAAGGTTCAGGAAACTGCTGCGAGCACATCCCGGGAATCTTTCAATGAAAAAGCGTTCTCTGAAATGTGGATGAGTTTTGAAAGTGATAAGATTACTATTACAGCACCTGACGGCACGAAAACGGAGATCACAAATCCGAGATACAACAAAGCTTCTTCTCAAAACAAAGGTGTTTATTCAGACAAAAGCAGTGTTGCAGAGAGCTCAAAAGTGTCCGAAACCTCTCAAAATCATCAGTCTGATGTAAAAGCTGATGTTGACAAAGAATCTACATCCGAATTAAAAACGACCGATGAACGTAAAACCAAAGTTGTGTGGTTATATATCACGATTGGTGTAGTTATTGTATTATGTTTCATGTTCTTAGTGAACAGAATAGTAAACAAGAAGTCGAACTAACAAAAAGGAGGGGCGATATCTATTCACAGAGGGACATGAATGACTCTCTGTGTTTTCGGCAGGCGGAAACGTCTGCTTTTTTATTTTAAAATAAATATAAAAATATTTTCAAAAACACTTGCTTGGTATCATAAATGATACTATATTTGTACTATAAATCATTAACAAATAAGCGCAGGCGGCAACTGCACAATACGGCAAACAGATTATGACTGCTCAGGATCTATCAAAAAACAGAGAGAGAATAATTAAGAAAATAAAATTTCAAATTACATTATGTTCTCAAGAAAATATTAAAGGCGTGATGAACAAAATGCTTGCGCTACTTCCTAAATTTGAGGGTCAAAAACCAACAATGGCAAATATTGATAAATTAACCATGAAAGCTATTGAGAGCTATATTAAATACGAAAAGGTTAATACTGACGCTCAGAATACGGCCATTGATCATAATTTAATTCAAAAAAGAAAAGATTCGTTACCATCATCCTTACAATACTAATTTAAAAAAAATACAATTATGACAACTTATAACATTTACTTCAATGATTCAGAAAATGCTAATGATAAAGGATTTGAATTGTCATTAGAAGAAGCAAAAAATTACATTAAACAATACAACGGTACAAGCGAAAGTTATTTTGCGGACTATAAAAACGGGACTGTCTCAATAGTTGATAATGAAACTGGTGAAACTGTTTACGAAGAGGAAATATTTTAATTGTAAAAAATCTATATCATGAAATTTTATCAAATCACAAGAAACGGAAAAGTAATTAAGTCTGCCTTAACTGAAAGTGAAGTAAAAAGGGTTTTCCCGGCTTTAATTGAAGATTATAGTGAAGGTTATATTTATGACGATGAAACTAAAGAAGTGTTTAATGAGGTAGCTAAATTTGTTGTTGCATCTGAAGGTGACTTATCAGCAGTAGCAGGTGATGATGTTTATGAGGTTATAGAGGATAATGAATAAAGCAAATAATGACAACGGGCAATGGATGTTGCTCGTTTTACTATTGAAAGAAATAGCAGAAAATAAAGGCATAACTCAACAGCAAATTGCCGACGAAACGGGATTAATTCGCTCGAATGTAAGTCGTTTTTTTTCTTTAAAATACAAGCCAACATTAGACACTTTTTTACAAGTAGCAAAGTCGGTCGGTGTAAATTTCTTCTTTGAAGACAAGGAAAATAAAACAGATCTGAATAAATGCTTTGAGAATGCAATGGAGCAATTAGGAAGGCGTTTGCGTAATGAATCAAAAAATTAAGCGAGGTTTTACACTCGCTTTTTTATTGATTAAATTTTCTTAATGTTTCTATTTTCTCATAAAACAAAGAATCTATTGGCGGATTTGTACTGAGGTACGATTTTCCTAAACTGGTCAAATACATTTCAATATCGGGAACGGTTGTTCCGGAAATAATTTCAAAGGGTGTAACTAAATTTTTAGCTCTTATTTCTGCAAATGATTTTTTTAAATATTCTTCTTTGTTCATGGGGTAAAGGTAAATCTTTTGTTTGATTATTCCGGATCTATTCGGTTCAACGTATCGTCCGGCCGAAGTTCTTTTTTAACTTTAAACCCTATTCGAATCCGGTTGTTGTAGTGTTCCAAGAAAAACACATGTGGAATAGTGTTTATTTTTTTTAGAATCCGGGTTATTCTTACATCGCTTAAACCTTCGAATTCGGTCCATATGGCAATAGGCCGGCCGTGGGCGTCTCTATATTCATAAATTACATTTAGTTCAATTGGGTCTCCTTTAAACCATCGTTTTTTATTATAATCGATGTTAGGGCTTACCCAGCGAAACAATTGGATGGCCTTTTTCTTGTCTTCATCGGATAGTTTCATAGTAATAAGTTGTATTCAAATTTACGAATTTTTGATGTAAGCAGATATTTTGGATTATCTCTTAGAATGGGGATTGTCTTAATTAATGCTTAAATTTAGAACAGATTTTAAGGGTGTTTGTTGCAAATTATTTGCAATTATTATTTGGAGTTATTATTGTATTTTGTTGATATGTAGCTTTGTATATATATTTCAACGGCAATCTCATAATCAGGTGGTCCCTGGTTCGAGCCCAGGTGGGACCACAATAAAAGCTTCACAAAAATGTGAGGCTTTTTTTATGGGATAAAATGTTTGAAAATCAAGTATTTTGTTTCCTCTGACTATTACAGATTCGCAGATCAACTCCATAGTTAAGGATTGCCATAGTGATCATGATTTTATGGAACAAAATGACGGAACCATTCATTTCTGGAACTTGTACAATCTGTTTACAGAAGCGAATAAAAGTACCTATATTGATTTGAACTTGGAACGAAATGTAAATGCATACGAATTTATCCAATACCTATCGAATTTCAAGACTCATGATATACCAAATTGGTCTTGTAATTATTATAATAGCTTTTTATTAAGATTGACAACCTAATGAAGAAACGTAAAAAGTTATTGAAACAGGTTAAATATACAAGTTCTGACAAATTGTATATGTGGATTCTAAAGGGTGTTTAATTAAGCTTAATGCCCTTTTATTGTGGAAGCAACAAAACTATAGGAAGCTTGCAACAAGGTCGTAAATATGAGGTTTTAAGCATTAAAATCTCTGTCAGGTTAGAAACTGTTTATCAAATAAATGACGGTTACTATTTGTTTAAATATTTTGTAATGTTATAAGAAAAACAATTTGTTTTGTTGTGTTTTATTTGTTGTATTTGATAAATTTGTGATAATTAAAAAAAACATTTTATGAAAAAACTATATGTTTTAATTGTATTAACGTTCTGCGCGTTGTCATCTTGCAATAGTTATGATGATACTGTTGGTAATGATGATAATACTGTTGTAGTACCCCCTAAATCTTATAGCGGTAATTGGAAAGGTGTTTATGCTTATAATGACTCAAAAGAAGAACTTATTGGGGATATTTTTCTAAGCATTGATCAAGATCATAATGTAACTGCTACCTTTACACAATATAATCTGGGAACGATTGGAACGTGGGGAAATGGTACTGTTTCGGATGATGGTATATTGGAATTAGATTATAACTGGGGTGTTTTGTCTGGAAAAATAGTAAACGATAGTGTTTCAGGAATTATCATTCCAAATTATACTCCTGATCGACCAATCTATTGGGTTGGAAAAAAGATCTAAACAGAAACAAAATTGATCTTCGATTCCAAGACCATCTCCAAAAAGCTGCTAAAAAAGTTGACAGCAAATTTTATAAAGCCCTTGAGAACTTCGGTTCTCAGGCTTTTGAAGTCGAACTGTTGGAAGAAGTTGAAACCACAGATGAATTAGCTCAAAAAGAAATCCATTATATCAATGCCTACAATACAATGCAGAATGGTTATAATTCCGATAGAGGAGGAGGCTTTAAAAAGACCATTTATCAGTTTGAATTCAACAACCCTGAGCCAATAGCAACATATGATACGTTAGAAGAAGCTGGTGGTGCTGTAAATGCTTTACGTAAAACCATAAGTAATGCTTGTTTAGGTAGTTTAAAGTCAGCTAAAGGATTTCTGTGGTCATATATTTCAGAATATCCAGAAGTTGAAGATAGACGTTCTAAAGTAGTATATCAATATGACTTAGAAGGTCAATTGTTAGCAGCTTTAAGTTCGGCAAGGGAAGCTTCAAAACACTTAGATATTGGCTTATCCTCCATTACACGATGTTGCAGAGGTGAACGTAAGCAAACATCAGGTTTTAAGTTCAGTTATTAATTAAAGCTCCTTCGGGAGCTTTTTTGTTTATATACAAATCTCATATTTTAAGTTTCGCTATCCATACTTATAATTTACATATTTCACATAATTTATTTCGCTATCCAGAAAGTTTTAGAAAATAAATTGCCTATTTTGCTGCAAAAAACTATATTAGTAAGTAATTTTACGCAATACGGATATAGATCGGTTTTTACGAAACTTTTGTATCTGAGTTTCGTAAAAAAACAATGTTGTGCGAAATTTTTAACCGATCGTGCAATTAAAGTAAAAAACAATTAAATTTGATAAAAATTTAGATATAGCTAAACATTTTGAAGAAATATTCACTAACTTTGTCATCACATATACCCAGCAATACAAAAATTGATGTGTATGAATTGTGCAAAAATGGAAAAAGTATATTTGAAGAATTTTTTAAACAAATTGAAGATGAAGGAAATTTAATATCAAATCTAGCTGCCGCAATTAGAATTGTTGAAGATTCTGCAAATCTAAAAATGGCTCCTAAAACAAAATTTAGAGTTTTACAAGGACTTTCAGTAAAATGTAAAGTCTTTGAAGCAAAGTCAGGAACAATTAGAGTTTATTTGTTTCACGAAGAAAAAACTGGAAGAGTTATTGTTATGGGAGGTAATAAAGACAGCCAAGATGAAGACATCAAAAGAGTTGAAAAAATAATTAAAGAATATAACAAAGAGAAAAACAATGAAAAATAACCTAGAAAAAATACTTAATCAGCCTTCATATTGGATTGAGGGTATTAATGGGGTTTTATATAATGCAATTATTGAATTTATGGAAAAAAATAACTTCAATAGAACTCAACTTGCACAAAATTTAGGAATTAGTAAAGGAAGAGTGTCGCAAATTTTAAATGATGGTGAAATTAACTTCAGTATTGAAAAAATTGTTGAAATCTCTATCAAAGTTGGAAAATATCCAGTATTTGAACTTGAAGATTCAAAGGTTTACTTAAAAAAATTAAACGACACTAAACAATTTAAGAGTATCAGAATATCTAATTTCAATGATTACTCAACAAATTTATTTGAAATAGGAGCTAACACGAACAAAACAAGAAGCTTCGAAACTTTCAACCATTTAAAAATTGCAGTATAA